CAAAAAGAACATTAGCAAAATCAAATTCCATTAGACAAGAAAGCTCAATGATTTAATTGCAGTTATTTTCCTTTTTTATCTCCTCATGTTTTTTTGGTTTTAAAAAAAGCAAAAATCTTTAATCAACTTCTCATATTCTCTTCATTTTCAAGTTCTTAAGAGAAGTATTAATTCTTTTGTGTGAGAATTTCAATTTATTTTCTCTGGTTAGATCTATTCCAATAATGGAAACTATTTTTGATATTGAGTTCTTCAATTGATATATGTATTCTTGACTTTCTTCTTCTAGATCATTGAAATCTTCCTCATTTACATCCATAATGGTATTAGAGAGATCTTTTAAATTCTTCCTGGAGACGCTGTCAGCACTATTAATTTGAAATTCTGCCATTTTTTTAACTAAAAAACTAGTCTTCACATCAGAGCTTCTGAATCCAGTTGAAAAAAATTCTCCGAGAGTATTCATCATTTGTATCTTATTTTCTTCCAGATAATTGAATTTATTCTCAGAAGTAAGAAAATCTAAATTAAATTTCTTCCTTAGACTTCTGAAATCTGAGCTTTTCTTTAAGACAACAATGAATCTTTCAAACCATCCTTTACCAACTCCACCTCCTTCAATTCTCAATAATTCATTATAGGCCTCTTGATCTCCAGCATCAAAAGAGGATAAATTCTTAAGGTATTCCAGATCAGTTTTAAGATTGTAAGAATGATTAAGATCCAGATCAGTTTGCTCAAATATTCTTTTAAGTTCATTCATTTGCATTACCCCAGATTTAAAAGAGCAGTCAATAAAGGTTTTTGAGTTTTTTGTTTCTTCTAAATTGGTTTCGAAATTATCGTCGAATTCATTTTCATCAGTTTCAATAAAAGGATCTGGTTTTTCAACTGTCCAATCTGTTGAGAAGTTCTCTATTTCATTTTTTTGAGATAAAAGTTTTTTTCCTTTTTCAATTGTATCCTCTACTCTCCATGTGTTTATCATCGCAGAAAGATTGAAATTTGTATTCATTTCTAATTTTAATTTGGATTTAAATCTATCATTATCGATCATCCAGGGATCGCCGTTTAAATTATTCACTAAAATTAGGAATAAGTCCGATTCTGAATCTATCATTATAGGAGCTTCCATTTCTTTTTCTCTGTTTATTAATTTTTTTGCTTCATTGTTAATAAGATAACTCATTAGCTTTTTTGATGAAAGACCCAATAATTGAAGTTCTCTTGAATAATGTTCATATTTCAATTCTCTTTTCCTGAAAATATCTTTTTCTTTACTTATATTGTTTTCTAGATCAGACAATTCTAAAAATTGGTTTTTTAGATATTTTGGAATGCTATCAGAGAATTCTTGAAGTCTTTCTAAAGTAAAATTTGATTTAAGGCGAGAAATTTCAATCGATTCAGACATGAGAATTTGATTGTACAACCATCTGAAGCCGTCTTTAATTATTGAAACAGTTTTAATGTCTCCTGATTTTTTTAGGAAATTGGTTAATGATTTCATTCCGTCTGGAAGAATATTCATTAAAACTTGATTAGTGATACTTATTGGTTTAATGGATTCTCCTTCATAAGGATCCTCTATCTTAAAAGATTTTTCATCAAAACTCCAGAAAAATCTTTTTCCAGATAACTTTTCAAAAATTTGATTGTCTAATCCCCTATGAGCTTTGGAATTCCCAATAGAAGCTAAAGAAACCTCAAATTGACAAGTCCCATTAAATAATTGATTACATAAATTGTCATAAATGAATTTCATTTTGACGAACCTGTTAAAAGATATGGTTTTGTTACCAATTTCGAATGGAAATTCACAACAATCTATTAATCTAGTTATGACTTCATTTTTCTCTAACAAACTTTCTGAAAGTTTTATCTTTTTTCTAAAATCGGTCACTATTAGACCGGCTAACATTCTGTTAGGACCTCTTCCTCTAGAGCAAAAAATTGGTACATTTATTCTGTTATTACTTCCCTCCATTTTTGAATAACAAATATCACTACCATGTTCAAAACAATCTTCAAAATCTCGATCTATGTTTTTAAATATTTCTTTTCCGATGTTGATCATATCAGACTTATTAAGATTTTTATCTGGAATCAGAGAGATTTCACTTAAATCTTCGAAAGTCGGTTTTTTGAAAATCTTTTTCAAATCTTCTTCAATGAAAGAAATTTCAATCCCTATTTCTTTTAGGATAGTTATCATTTCCTCTTTCTCTCTTTTGTCAAAAATATATAGGAAAGATCCCTGTCTTTTTATGAAAACAAATAATTTTTTTATCTTTTTATCCATGACTTTATTGAAGACTAAAGGTAAAGTTTTTTTAAAATAAGTTTCTTCATTTGTAAAATCTTTTATTTCTCCTGTCAATTGTACAACAGATCCTGTTTTAGAGTCGACTGGTCTTATGCTGAGGTTTTTAACTATTCCTGGTTTAAAAACCATATGACTTTGATATTCTATTCTGAGATTATTTATCAAAATATCATTGTATTCAATTTGATCCCATTTTCCTCTTATAGATCTTCTGAGATCTTTGTCAATTTTACTGTGTATTATTAATCTGTTGCCTTTCACCATAAAGATATCACTTTTTTTTCCATCACTCACAGTTTTGAGGCCTTCATCTTCGTTCTCGTCCCAATAAATTTCTTGGATCCCTTTAACTAAATTCTCAACTGGTTTCTTTAAGATAAAACTCAGAATCAGAGTATTAACTTGAGATGGAGATCTATCACAAAATCTCTCTATTTCATATTTCGAAAATAATCTGAAAACGTTTGGTAAACTTTTTTCACTTAATTCTTGTGAAGAATTCTTGAAATGTGATTTGAGGATTAAAATCTGAAGATCTTTCTCAAAAGTTAACCAGAAATGAGTCGGTCTTCTGCTTATCTTTAATTTGCTTTGAATAAATTTATTCTCAAAATTGAGGAATAATCTGTGATCAGTTCTAAAAAGAGAGTCTTCGGGAATAGGATCAAAACAACCATCAGAGGTCCTGTCACTACTAACCCAGTTCAATTTTATATTTCCTCTTTGCTTACCCCCTAGTTTCATTAAATCCCAGAAAATAGATGAATTATAAAACTCAGAAATCCTGGTGATTCCAGTGAATCGACAAAAATTATAAATGTCTTCAGAAATCTGAGGATAACTATGTCGTGTGAGAACTGAAGAACGATAACTTTGAGGATCTTTGATTAGACTGCAAGCTTCAGAGTGATCTGAAATAATAGAGAAAGGAGAAGAATTGGAGTTTTTCCATATTGATCCAGTTTGATCAAGATTGTTCATTGGATCCTTCTTGAATGTTAAACTTCCATTTTCAATTAGATCTGTTATTATAGAATTCATAATTTCTTCTGACCCGCAGATCAGTTCATCTAAACAAGAATTGCTGTCGATCGGAAGAATTTCTTTCTCTCTTATTTCTGTTGAAGTGTAATATGAAATTTTAGGTAATTCTTCATCTTCAATGAAATTAGTTTTAGGAAGTTTTTTTCTATCTTTCTCATCAGATTTGACTTTTCTTTCTAAATAAATTTTTCTTTCTTCCATTTGAGTTCTCCTTTCTGAGAATATTGATAAATTTCTTGAATTTCTATGTTTATAAAAATTAAAAAAATCTGCATCTCTTTGTTTTAAGAAAACTCCTGATTTTATTGTAGCAAGTCTTAAATATTCATTTTTCACTATGTCCGAAATTTCTGAAAAACCTTTTTCTTTAAACTCTCCTGATAACTCCATGCATCTGTATTTGAAATTTAATTTATTACGATTTTTAGTGTCAACTATTTTTGAATCCTCAGATACCGGATTGTGACATTGAAATTTTATCTCAGAAGGACTTCTTACGAATTTAACAAGATTATCTCCCCAGAAGCCAAATTCTGAAATCATCCTTAAAGACACAACTTTATCTCCGCACCATTGAAGAGTTTTCTCATAATTCATTTCTTGTCTCTTATCAAAACCAAAGAAAAAATTTTTTAAATTCTCTAAATGATGATAATAAATCAGTTCTGGTACTAGCGATTGATTAGATAAACTGTGCAAGGTTACGCATCTAGTAATCAAAGCCATGTGATTTTGGGAAAAACTCTTGAAGGTGAAAGAAGAAGCTATTTCACTGGATTGTCTTACCCAAGAATTGTATATTTTACCGTTCATGTTATAAATAGAAACTAACTCTGAAAATTGATCTAAGTTCCTTTTTCCATTAAAAACTAAATTAGTCGGCCTCATTGAAACGCTCATCTTAGTTTCTGATTGCCCTAAAGAAAGCATTAAACCGATTACGTTAGAAGCAGTTGGAAGAAGCCATTTTTCTCTTTCAGTTAATTTTTCTTTGGAAGAAATGGATTCATTCGCATCATCGCTATGAAATAATCCCAAGAATCTGTGTTTCTTTTCTATCAAGCCCTTTAGGATAGGAGCTAACTTAACTCCTTTTAAAACATGAACAAAAGAAGAGACATTGTGAAAAAGACCTTGAGGCCAGCCAATTTTCATTTTAACTGGAGTCAAAAGTTTCCCTTTATTTTTTACCAATTCGTTTTTGGTCATTCTTCTTCCAATTGATTTTTTTATTCCGTTCCGAGATAAATCTTCAATACTGTACCAAGTCAGACCAGGTTGACTACTTATTCTAGTATCGAACAACATAAAAACTTCATCTACCGCTTTGAAACTTCTCATTAAAAGATTATAAATGTTTTGAGATATCATGTTTGTGTTTTTCATTATTTCAGTGGTAATCTTGAATTTATCTTTTTCATCATGAGGGGACCATTTTTTCATGTCTGTATTAACGTAACAAGAATTTTCAAAAGACATATTTGAGATACACTCTAATTTTTTTGTTTCGCTTTTTGAAACTAACTCATTAGGACATCTATCATTAAATGATCTAAAAACCATCTGAACTGAGAAATGAGCTGCTTTGCAAAAGTACTCTTGAATGTAAATCTCTCTATCAGAAGCATCTTTTTGAGGTTTTCCAGCTACTCTTGTCATTGCTCCTCTTTCTTCAACTTTGTCTAAACACCATTCTAAAAATTCAAATATATTGAAAGATTTCTCGAATTCCCTTTTACTTTTTTCTTGATCTTTTTTGAACATTTCAAGGACTTCTAAATGAATAACAGCATTCTTCTTTTGTTTCAAATCAATTGGACTAGTTCCAACAGTGTTAGTGTTAAAAAAAGAATTGAAATTCTTCTCCATATCACTCAGCAGATCCATCTCACTTGGAATAACATAATTGTTTTTATATTCTTCCAAAGAAGATTCGATAAGTCCAGCTGAAACAGTTTTAAATTTATGATTAGGAAAAAATTGATATTTTTTGTTCCAAAATTGTTTTGGAGCACTTTTCAAGTTGTTCAAAATGTCGTGGTAAAAATTCAAATAATTAGAGTGACTTGAAGTGATATTTGTTGGAACCATCGAATAGAGATTTCCTATTTCTAAATATTCTTGAAGATTTTTTGATTTTCCCATAATATGAGTTGCAACTCCTGAAGTATTGTTTCTCACTGATTTTATTATCTGATCTAAAAGCCATTCTTCTGACCTTCTTTTAGGCAAAATTTTCAAGTACTTCATCGTTAAAGCTTCTAAACGAGCGAAGGTAGAATTTGAGATAGTATTATAAAACTTGTAAAAGCTTAGTAGTTTGCTTATATTTTTTGATCTGAAAAACAAACACCAATACAATTTTGTCATGTTCTCTAAATTGAAAAAAACTGATCGAAAACAAAGAATCATATAATCTGGATCTGTAGATAACATCTGACAAAGCTATCTGATAAGGCCTGCTTATTTCGATTCTTTTATCGGAACTGAATCCAGTTATCCATGGTCGGAAATGATTAAGCTTCTTCTCATTTAAATCTGATATGAAGAAATATTGAATGGTTCGCTTCTTTTCTTGAGTTCTAGCTGGTTTCGATCTATGCATAATATAGCCGAATCTAAAAAAATTGTTATGATTTATAAGTACTGAGCCTTCCGGTATTGTTGATCTGACAAAATCATCAATCATGTGTAAATGTAGACGACTAAAGTCACACAAATCTTTACTAGACTTAATTTCTAGATTCCGGGACATCTCCTCAATAGAGAGCATTTCAGGAGTTACTCCTCCGACTTCAGAATCATAAAATGAAGTCTCATAATATTCTTTTGGACAATAATCTACTTCTTCATCAGAATTTGAAAAGCTAGTTTTAAAAATATTTGAATAGTGAGTCTCGGATTCTTCAAAAGCAAACAAAGAATCCCTATAACTTCTTAAATTTTTATCTTTATTCCTCTTGACTTTCGCCATCTCTTTAGGATCATTCTCCGAAGTTTTATTAACTTTCTGTTGCTTAATTTTAGTTTTAATAAAAATTTTTTTATCTTCTGTCATGAAATCTTCAAGAAAAGTGTAATCATTTTTTTCTGCTGGAAATCTAAAATTCATGACTCCCATTTCCGAATCTGCTTCTTCTTGTTTACCAAAATTATTGATTTCTGTAAATTCCAAACCAGATCTGGTTAAATGAATTCTTTGAACATCATCGAATTTCTCTTTTAAACATTTTCGGGATTGTTCAATAAAAGTTTTCTTTGAGCTTATTTTGAATTCGTTGACGTCACAATAAGAATCTCTGTAAGG